GGTCAGTCGTGGACCATGCGCGTGTAGACCGTCGCCAGGAACTGGTACCGGGACAGGTCCATCCGGTTGACGTCCTTGTGCGAGACCGGCAGGTCCGCCTCGACTCGGTACACGTCCTCCCACGCCGTCAACAGCGCGTACACGCGCGCGGACAGTTGCTGCGCGGCCACCGTCGAGGACGCCCAGCACTCCACGAGCACCCGCGGGGAGGCCACGACCCGCCCGGTCACCTCGCCGCCGGTCACGGACACCCGCACCGCCAGCGGCGGGTCCTCGCGGGGGTAGATCGTCGAGACGTGCACGCCGTCGAGGCGGGAAGTCAGGTAGGAGATGACCATGCCCTCGACGTCCGGGGGCGCGACGAGCTCAGCCATGAGTGATCACCGCCCGGCTCCGAGGTTGCGAATCATCGCGTTGTCCGAGTCGCCACGCAGCGCGATCACCGCGGCACGGGCGCGCCTGCGGGTCGGCGTCGACGGCTCCGCGACGTACCCCTCGGACTCGCCACCGGCAGCCGCCGCGATCCGCTCTGCCCGGCGCTGCAGGTCCGCGACGATCGCCGGATCCCTGATCAGCTCCGCGTAACCCTTCGAGTGGTGCTTGACCCGGATGCGTGCCATCAGCCGTCGATCCTCTGCAGGTTGACCACGACACCCGGCGTGAAGCCGAACGGACCGTGCGTGTAGTCCTCCGGCACGCCGACGATGAAGAACTCACCCTCGACGCCCGGCAGGACCACCTTGTCCCTCGAGCCTGGGCGCCACGACTCCGGCGCGAGCACCTGACCGTCGACGCGCAGCCGCTCGTGCCCCTCGATCTGCGGCTCCTCCGACTGGCCCGTGTGCCAGCCGTACACGTCCACGTCGACCGGCTCCGCCCACCCCTTCGTCACGTTGCCGTGCGCGTCCGGGACGCCGCCGGAGAAGACGCGGTGACCGACCGTCTCGGCAAGGGGTAGGAAACTCACGACGCCCCCGGAGGAGTCGGGTGGACCCACTGGAACCACAGGTCCGGCCTCGACGACAGGCCCGCGGTCGGGACGTCCGGGGTCATGTCGACCATGAACGCCCCGCCCGAGTCAGAGCCAGCGATGCAGATGTTCTGCAGGTCCGTGATCTCCGACGGCCATAGGTTGTACCCCGTCCGCTGCCGTGTGTCATAGGACTCGCTGTCCGTGAACGGCCCCGCCGTCCTCGACTTCTGCGTCAACGCACCCGCACCGGCCTCGGCCCACCGCTTGATCGTGCCCAGCAGAATCAAGCCAGCCTCGGCCAGCTGCTCCGGCGTCGGGTCATCGAGCAGGCAGGGGGCGACCCGCAGCGCCTTCGCGTTCAGCCCCGCGACGATGCGGTCCAGCTCGCCGGGCTCGAAAGCGTCGACCACTGGCCGCGGCAAATCGTCCACGCGGATGATCTCCACCACGAGCCACCCCCTCCCTGCGCTCAGTCGCCGTCCGCGTCAGCGGGCGGCTCTTCCTTTGGCTCAGGCTTCGGCGCGCCCTTCCGGGCGGGCTTGCGAGCAGGAGACCGCTTCACGGCCTCCCACTCCGCCCCGAGGCGCCGAGCCGTCCTCTCATCCACCGAGAGAGTCGCTCCGGTCACCTTGTTGACGAGCTGCATCAGACCTCGCCGCCAGCGCCCTCGTCGTAGGCCGCAAACATCGTCGGGTCCACGGACCAGCCGGCCGTGAACTCGATGAGGTAAGCGATCATGTTGTCCTGGAACAGGTGCCACTCCTTGCCGGAGCCGTCCACGACGGTCGCCTGGTCGGAGCGCTTCAGCTCGATGCTGGACCCGTAGCCCCAGGTGAGGCCGCTGTCCCAGTCGCCGACGAACCCCTTCGTGTCCGTCGCCGCCTGCGTACCGACGCGACCGGAGACGGTGCGTCCGTAGGCTGCCGGAAGCCCGGCGACCGTGGACGCGCCAGCGGCGAGGTTCGGCAGCGCAGGGATCGTCGCACCAACCGTGTTGCTAGCCTGCGCAGCCCGCGCCACGCGAGCCCGGTAGGAGGTGTCGAAGGCGAACCCGTTCGGGTCGCCGTTCTCGTTCCCGGCGACCGCCGCGTCGTACCCGGCGAGCACCTCGGTCGCGAGGTCGCCTTCGCCGATCGACGCCCGCGCCGACGTCTGATCGACGAAGGTGGCGTTGGGCACGGGGTCTCCCGTGCGGGCCGACTTGCCGTAGAAGACGCCGTAGTCGATCTGCCGGGCCACGCCGTTGCGCATGTCCTCCTGCATCTTGTCGAGCATCGCGGCCGGGTTCAGCCGCGCAGCCTCCTGCGAGACCAGCACGATGCCCGCGAACTTCCACGGCGAGAGCGTGCGGTATCCCACGCCGACCTCGGAGACGGGCTTCGGCGTCCCCTCAGCGGTGTAGCCGACCTCGAAGCCGCCCTCGTAGACGGGAATGACCGTCTCACCGAGGGGGAGCGGGGTCGAGGACGAGAGCTGCCCGACAACGGACTGCTCGAAGGCCTGAGAAAGCTGCGTCTCGGCCCAGTTCTGCGGAAGCGGGACGTCAATCCCGTCGATGGTCACAGCCATGACCGTTGTCCTTTCGGTTAGATGCCGAAGAAGGCCCGCGCTGTCGCGTCCTTGTCCTCGGCGGGGTGGTCGCCCTCCCGCTGCGCGGGATTGGGCTTCGGGGTGCGCGGCTTGCCCGCGTCGCCGATGAGCTCGAGCACGTCGTCGGCGCTGGCCTCGATCTCCTCACGAGTCCCGCCGGACAGCAGACGCATCGCCTTCGGCGGGACGCCCTTGTCCGTGGCTACCTCGTAACGCAGCAGCGCGGCCTCAGCCATGTCTGCGCGGTCGGTCTGAGCCTTCAGCGCGTCGGCGGCCCTGTCGGCCTCCGACTTCTTCGCCTCCTCGATCTCGGCCAGCTTCTTCGCAGCGTCCGCGTTCGCCTTGGCCTCGGTGCGGTACTTCGCGGCCTCCTGGCGGAGCTTCTTCACGTAGTCCGCGTCGAAGGTCTCAGGGTTCCCCTCGTCACGCTGCTGCTGGTCCGTCTCTTCGCCCTCCTGGGGCGTGTTCTCGACCTCATCGGTCATCTCGCTGCCTCCTGGGCAAGTGGCACCCGCCACCGGGGCGGGTGGGCCCCGACTGTCGGGGTGGTCTAGAGGTTGTCCGCGATCCACTCGCGGGCGCGTGCGTTGTCGGACGCCCGCGTCTTCTCATTGCGGCGCTTGGCGCTCTCCACGTAGGGGCGCAAGGTCGTCTTCACCTGCGCCGGATTCCATGCCGGTGCTGCACCGCAGCCGCACCAGTCATGGGGCGAGAAGTCGACCGTCTGCTCCGTATACACCGCCCCTCGGGCGATGAGCATTGCGCAGAAATCACAGTTGCCGGTGCCGATGCGCATCCACCCTCGGGCCTTCGGGTCGAGGAAGGAGGACTCCATGACCGTCGATCGAGCCGTGTTGGTGACGCGCTTCTGCACCCCACCGAGAACCAGCGACACGAACGTCTCCGGCGATGCGGCTTCACCGAGTGCCCAATGAACGAGCTTGGCCGTCTCCGTGTCGGCCGGGCGCGGCGCGCGCGCCGTGAACCGGCCAGTGATCCGCTCCGTCTCGCGCAGCTCGTCGTAGTAGTCGGCAGCCAAGGACGCGGCCTGGTCGCCGTAGGCATCGACCAGCTCCGGCAGCAGCGTCTCCAGAACGACCTTGCCGTCCCGAGGGTCGGTGAGCCCGCGCAAGGCGGTGCGCACGTCCCGTTGGGCGAGGATGTTCAAGTCGCGCACCGCGCGCCGGAAGTCCTCGTGCAGGGTCACTGCTGCTCCGCTGGGGCCTCATCCTCGGTGGCGGACGCCTGCTCGCGAAGGGCCTCGAGCATCCCCCGCCCGAGATTCCTGCGCTGCTCCGCCTCCAACAGGCGGGTCTCGGTCCGGGTCAGCGACAGCCGCTTGCGCACGACCTCCGAGTCCGGGGCGAGCACGCCCGAAGCGATCAGCTTCGTCACCTCGTCCGCCGTCGCGGCATTCGTCGGCGTGTGCGCCGGCTGCCAGTCGACCGCCACGCGGGACGTGAAGTCCTCCGGCACCTCCCGGTCACGCACCAGCAGAGCCAGCCGCGCCACCTCCAGCCACGCCCGGCCGAACCCGGACTGGCGGCGCTGGGTGCGCTTGACCAACCGCGACTCACCCATCCGGATCGCGTCAGCGCTGGAGGGGTTCGACGTCTGGATACCGAGATAGTCCGCAGGCATTCCCGCCTCCGAGGCGACCTGCATTCGGAACTCCCGCAGCTGCTCGATGAACGGCGCCGGGGAAGCCACCTGCACCTGCGAGACCGTCGGCGTGTCCCCGTCGTCGTCCTTGTCGATCGCCAGCGCGTGCCCCGCGAGGATCTTCCACCCCGAGATCGGGTTGCCGTGACGGTCCTGGAAGGCCTCCGGTCCGCGACCGAGGACCATCAGCTGCGGGATGCTGTAGAACAGCGTGTTCACGTTCATGCCGAGCCCGGCGCGCATCATGTCCTCGGTCAGCGACCGGATCGCCGGAGTGATCTCCGACCTGCCGCCACGACGCGACGAGCGCGGACGGTTGGAGAACTGCACCGCTGGAACCCGGCCCAGGTTGTGTGGATCACGCTCGGCGACGAACCAACGGCCCCGCCGCTGCTCGACCGTGATCGACTCGTGCGGCAGGTCCAACACGCCGCGCTCGACCTCGCCGTCCTCGCGCGCCTCCAGCGTCGTCCATGCTGCTCGCAGCCGCCGGGTCGCAGGATCGCGCAACCCAGTCGTCGTCGTAGGCGGGTGCATCGTCACCAGCGGCCCGTCCTCGCCCGAGCCGACACGGGCAAACGCGGTGCCGAAGATCAGCGCATCCAAGTGCACCATCGGAGCCTCAGCGTCCAGCTCGTTAGCGTCGTACACCTCAGCCAGGCCTAGGTCCGCGTCAACCTCGTCCCACCCGAGGAAATCCAGCCGCTCATCGAGGACATCCACGACCGTCCCAGGAGCGCCGGAGACCGGGGCGAGACGAGTGGCGATCTCCGGCGGGATCGTGAACCCGGGCGACTCCAACACCCGGCGCGCCTCGTAGTAGGCGTTCGCGGAGAAGTTCGCGACCGAGTGGCGAGCCAGCTGCGCCCGCAACGACTCAATCAGATCATGCTCGGCGTCGGAGAGGCCGGTGATGGGGCCCAGAGGGGCAATGCTCACAGAACCGTCACCCCTCCACTACTGCTCGAACTGGCGGCCCGCCTCAACGGCCGCTTCGGTCTGGTCATATCCGCCCCGATCAGGGCATACGTGCACGACTGGATCGGCGTGATGTCGGACTCCGCGGCGCGCCGGTGCCACACCCACATGCCCGTATCCGCCAAGTTGCGTTTCGTCGCCGCCAACGCCGCCGCCGAGAGCTGCGGCTGGTCGATGTGCCACACCTCGCCGACGACGATGCCGTTCAACAGCGACGCGCAGCCCGCGCCGAGCTCCTTCACCTTCAACGGCGTCACCTCGACCCCGCGGGAGCCGTCCGCCGACCGCAACCAGTAGCGGCCGTTCCGCTCAATCAGCAGCGGCGCGATCGGGCCGCCCACGTCCACCACGACGGCCCGGATCTGCGGGTTCGCCTCGACCAGCGCCTCCACGTGCGGAGCCAGCCACGACACGCCACGGCCCTTCGTGTGCTGGTCCTCCTCGAGCTCGATGTGCCGGCCACCATCAGCGCGAATGCCAGCCAAGGCGACCGACGCCCACGCCATGTCCGGGCCGACCTCGACACCGAG